AAGCGAAGCCAAGGACGAGTGCTGGCAGCAGGGCCACCCAAATCGGCATGTTCGGGATGAACACATAGGCCATGAACAGTATGATCTGTGCCACGACAGCGTAGAGTGTCAGAAACATTTTCAAAGCTCCGGCATGTCTGGGACGGCGGTTATGCGCCCTGTGTCCCGGTTGTAGGTCAGTACGTCTGCCTCGCCTGTGTCGCCAATTTCGCGGCACTTGAGGACACGCACTCGCAGGACATTCGGATTGTCGCCCTGCTGGTCCCGCTCAAGGGCAAGGACGTTGTCGCTTAGTTGCTCCAGGGACGCTGAACCCCGGAGGTCGTTAAGGGCCACTGAGGCCCCTTCATTGAAGCTCTTACCTTGCACACGCTTGAGATGGACGATGGCAACGACGCCAATGCCTGTCTCTTCAACGAGCGACCGCAGCTTGGTCATCAGGATGTCGATGTCCTTGCGCTCACCCTCGCTGCTACTCTCCAGCCCGCTTGTCACGATGCTGATATGGTCGAGGATGATGAAATCCACCTTGCGGACTGCGGCGAGGTAGTGAAGCTTGGACAGCAACTGCTTGCTCTCCAGCGAACCGAAATGGTCGTAGAAGTACATCCCGCCCCATACGGTCGCCTTCATGCCCTCCTCCCACTGCTCGCGGGTCAGGAGGTCCTTGTCGTGACGCAGACGGCCAAGGGGTACGTTGTTGTGAATTGCAACATAGCCCTGTGCCGTCTTGCTGTTGCGCTCTTCAAGGAAGACGTTGCCGATTGACAGCCCGTGAGCCGTGCGGAGATGGTAGGCAATCTCCCTGGCCCACGTTGACTTACCAATGCCGGACCCCGCAGTGATGAGCGTAAGCTCACCCTTACGGAGCCCTAAGAGTTTCTCTTGCAGCATTGGGTACGGCAGTTCGTAACCCTTACTTGCCTCTGCCATGACACTGTCCAATGTCATGTCCTCGCCAGACACAATGCCGTCTGGTTGCCATGCAGGGGCGTCCCAAAAGGCCCGCACGATAGCCCCAGGACCGTGCTTGACCAGCACGTCATTCGCGTCCTTCTCAGGAAGCGAAGCGATGCAGACGCGGCCCGCAGGGAGCATAGGGGCAATCTCTGACGCAGCCTTGCGACCAGCGTCATCCATGTCCAGCATCAGCACGATGCGGTCGAACTTGTTCAGCCAATCGTAGTGCTGCTCGACCGTTCGAACCGCAGAGGCCGCACCGTCCGGTAGGGACACTACGGGCCACTTGAGATCGAACGCTTGGGACACTGAGAGGGCGTCGAGTTCCCCCTCAGTGATGACCAAGTGTTTGCCGCCAGTGGACAGCCATTGGCCGTAAAGGGGCTTACGGCGTCCGTTGCCAAGCGTAGGGAAACTCTTGTCCGCCGTTCGCAGTTTCTGGCAGACACGAACCCGCTGCTGGTCGTAGTAGTTGGCAATCTGGCAGGGCTGGCCGTTGTACTCGCCAACTTGGTACTGCCAGTGCCGTAGGGTTGCTTCCTTCAAGGCCCTCTTTGGTAGGTCGCAGTAGTGCCCGTGGAGCGGGGACCACGCTTCGACCTTTGTAGGTGCTGGCTCGATGATTTCCACGTTCGACCTGTGACCTCTCTCGATTGCCTTGTCGCAGGAGAAGCAATACAGGTCGCCGTTGACGTAACGGCTACCCGCATCGCTGCTCCCGCACGATGGACATGGTTCATGGTAGAGGAACTTGCGTTCAGCCCGCATAGACGTACTGCGCGTACTTACGGCCACAGTCATCGCGGTGCATGTCGGTGTAGATGTTAAAGCCCGCGTTGCGGATTTCGAAGATGCAAGCGGCGAGCCTGGAGATGCCGTACACGGCGTCGGCCTTTAGTGGAGTGATGTCCCCGTGCCGCAGCAGATGCGCCAGAACCGTCTTCGCCTGCGGCGTGATTGACAATGCGCGCTCCAAGCTTCCCTTGGCGGCGCGGAAGGTCGTCGGCTTTACGTAGTTGAGTTTCACCATCTTGCATCTCCTGTCTGAGGTCTGTTAGCCATGCGTTGGGTATGGTTCCGTTGGTGGACCATTTGAACCCGTGATCCTCTGCCCATTGGGCATAGGTAGTCTTTGAGCCCTTGTAGATCGGCTTTCGCGCGTCGGAGAACACGAAGCGGATGTCGAGATGCGGGTGGCTGTCACGAACCAATATGTACTTCTGACGCTCCTTAGCGCCGTTCTGACCAAACCAACCCTTAGCCTCGATGATGATTTTACCGCAGCGCCAATCGGGCAAATACTTGCCCTCTCGTGACGGCACGGTGTAGCGTAGCCAGCCGCCTTCGTACTCGTAGGAGATACCAGCGTCAGACAATTGCTGACTGACGCCGGTCTCCAGTTTGTTTCGACCGCGCGGCGCTAGCGCCAGCACTGGTCTACTCGCCATCCACTATCCCCATCTTCGAAGCAGCGTTACGCAATGCGTCGATGAACGTGGCCTCATGGTACTCAGCGCGATACTTGGCAGCAGACCGAAGAACCCTGATGAGTGTGTGCATGTCCTCGGCAGAGAACGTGTCCTCATCGAGCCCTATAGCGACCGTGCGGAGCCTTTGCGGCCTCTGCACTACCGTGTCCTCCACCGTGTCAGGGTCGATCAGCCCATGCGCGCGGCACGGGCTAATCATCGGCTCCGGTGGGGGAGCGTATGGGTCGAGGGGCCAACCCATTAGAGGTCCAATGCGTCAGCGACCGTGTCAGTGGTCACGTTGTCGAACATGGCGTCATCGACCGTGAAGCCACCGTCCATGTCACCGAAGCCGTCCGCACCACCAGACATGCCGTTAGCAATCGACTTAACCTGAACGGCGTTGAGGTAGAGCGTCAGGCCGTGAACGGTTTCCTCACGGGTAACGGACTTGCCGTTCTCGACCATGCGAACCTTCTCGGTGGCGGTGTACTGACCGAAAGCGCCGCTGACGCGGATTTCGGAGCCGGGACCGACAATGATCCCTGGCGGGATCGGCTGCCGCTTGCTGTCCACCAGGAGGGGCTTGCGCTTGCTCTTGGCCTCAAAGCCCCAACCGGCAGATGATTTCTCTCCAGTGTCCTTGTTCTTGTTCAGGAACTCGCGGAGAGGAATTTTAACGTCCTTGGGGTCCACATTGGGAAACAGCTTCTTGGCTGCGTCCATAGCAGCCGCCTTGAACTGCTCAACACCAGCAGACGACAACACGACTTGGACCTTGTACTTGTTATCAGCGTAAGTGCCCTCAGTGTCCGGCGTGGACAGCTTAGGGAACCGTGCGGTGCCAAGCGGGGAAACAAACGGAATTGATGCCATAGTGATTAGTCCTCTTTTGTGGATGATTGACGCACGGTAATGGCCTTCTCAGCCTTCCTGTGCTGCTTCCAGAATAATCTCTTGTTGTAGGCTCGAAGGTGCTTTGCCCACTCTTTGCTGGTAGCGACCAGCCCCTTCCTCTTGTGGCTCATTATCTACCCAACAACTTGCAGAGGGCAGGTCCAGGTACAATGTAGTGTGCGCCGCGCAGAACCAGCGGTGTAGGCTGACCGGCTACGACGATACCAACTAGAGAGCCCTGTGCGTCGAACACTGGGCCACCAGAATTGCCGCCACCGACAGTGATGTCGAGGACGCGCAAAGATCCCCAGTGATAACCGCTGTCGGTGTATGGTGCGTCGTGGCGTGACGCCACCGTACCCTTAACGAGCAGTAACGGCTCACTGCGGGGGTAACCGGTGACGTACACCACCTCGCCTGCTTCCAGTTCACTGCACCGCAAGTGCGGCTTGGTCTTTGCGGAGACTGAGGGGGCTGTAAGGAGCGAAATGTCGTACTCCTTGCTTTCCCACATTGTCTCAGCCGCGTGCTTGGTGCCGTCGCTGGTTACTACGTTAAGGCTCTCCTTTTGGACAACAGCAGTGGTGACGTGAGCCGCCGTGACGACGACGCCATCAGACAATATGACACCAGAGCCGTGTCCTGTTTCAGAGATGTTGACGCGGACAGTCGCAGCCAGCATGTCAGCTTTACTGATAGTGTCCATCGTCATAACGCCGAATACCCCAGCGGCAGCGGCGGCTGCGGCCAGGGTGACAAGTCCGATTGATCTGATAATGGGTTTCTCCTGTGCTTACACTCCGCACGATCCCCCGTGTCCGGTGATTGAGCAGATGTCGTGGGCCTCTACACCCTCTTCAAACTCAGTACCAAGTTCTTTCATGGCCTCCTTATACGGCACGCTTGTCAGCGGTTGACCACCGCGCGACCCATCTGGATAAACCGTGAAGCCACGCAAACGATGAGCGTAGGATGCCAGCGTCTTCGCGAAGGGTTTAACGGTGTCCTCGTTGTTCAGCTTACTGCCCCACGCAGGCAGATTGATTGTGCTTGAGATGGACATATCGACATAATCCTGAATGTCCGCTTGGAACTTAATGCGCCGTTCAGGCTCAGCCGCTAGGTCGATGGCACTCTCAATTTTGGTGGGATCGACGCCATAGAGGTCGACCAGTTCTCTCGCGGCGCTGTCGACGACGTATTGATAGTGCCACTTCTTGTTCTTGAGGTAGCGCCTCTTATAGGCGACAGCGAACAGCGGCTCGATACCCGTAGTCGTACCGGCTAGGATGCCGATAGTTCCTGTCGGTGCAATCGCACGCACCGCTACAGGGCGGCTGACGCTGAACAGATCAGCGTAGTACCGTGCAGCGTAGTCGCTCTCACCCTTGTATACAGACAGCCAGCGGTGCAGTTCAGGCACGACCTCGTACCTGTGACCACGCTGGATTAGCCATTCATGGATGCCCATGATGCCTAATCCAAGTCGGCGGTTCTTCTCGCGGACCTCATATACCTTTTGGTACGGTAAGGTCGCCTTTAGTGTCCCGCAGACCAGGAACTGCGTTATCAAGTTCGTGACAGTTCGCAGCTCTTCTAGGCTCTCAATGCGCCCCATATTCAGACTAGCTAAATTGCAAACATCTGAATCAGACGCACTTGTCACTTCCGTACACGCATTGCGTAACGTCTCAGTTTCCTGTGCGAAGAAATTAAACGAGAACCCTGGCTCTCCGGTGGACAGTGCCTGTGCGACGTTCTTCTCGAACACTTCACCAAGCTCACCAGTTGACCAGTATCGTTGCAACCACGCTGTGTCGTAGTTGACGCTGATGTTCGTCATGTCCAACGGGCAAGGGAAATTGTAATCGGCTTGGCGAACGTCCCACAATGATTTGTCTGTGCCCGGTACTGGCATATTTTGCCAGTCCTTAGCTTTCAGCCACTGTTGGATGTCGCCGTGTTGCCAGTTTAACGACCCGTAGATTGCTGACCTACGCGACCCGCCTTGCATGACATGGCGTCCGATTTCGTTGATCATCAATGCTTTTGGGACGACGCCACTCGCTGTCCCACCAGTGCGCGACAGCTTTGATCCAGCAGGGCGGTACACGCTGTAGTCAACACCAATACCGCCGCCTGTCGTCAGACAGCTCTCGGCCTTCCACGACAGCGTGGCCCAATCTTCTCTCGTGTCTTCCTCAGCTTTCAGCAGATAGCAGTTGTTATAAAATCTCGCGGCGCGACCTGCGTAATAAAGATACCGTCCGCCTGGAAAGACCTTAGCCTGCTGCATCAGGGTAGTGAGGGCCTGACGGTCCCCAGGGGACATCAGACCCTCGCCAACTTCCTCGACGAGCGTGCGGCACAAATCATCCCACGTCTCGCAACCGGCGTGTGCATACTTCTGGTTAAAAATGTCCTCGCTGAACTTCGAACGGAAAACCGGATTGCGGTTTGAACGAAATGTCATCAGTCCTCCAGGGCGAGCCAGACGGCTTCCATCATCGGTACATCGTAGCCAAGGTGCCGCAGTGCTTTGGCGGTGTCGGCACTGATGCAGCCCCGCTCAACAAATTGATCGCGAGCATTACGCACCAGTTCACGCGCAGACATGCCTCGGAGTTCGTCAATCATCGCCTCGCTCCATATATTTTGAGAACGTCAGTCCAGAACGCGATGTCAGTTGGCGACACGCTCGATTTCATCCTTCTTCTTGATGGCATATGAGTTGGATGATCCTCTAGCAGCGTTCACAATCTCATCAGCCAGGCACTCAGCAATAGTTTTTACGTTTCTGAAACTGGATTCGCGAGCACCAGTTGTCATCAAGTAAATAGCATAGTTAACTCTTCTGAATGGAGAAACATCGACAGCTTGTCTTCGAACTACACCTGCAGTGCCAACGCGAGTAGAATCTTCGCGTGGACCGGCATTAATAATGGCGTCGACAAAGACTTGCACCGGGTTTTGGTCGGTGAGGATGTGAATTAGCTCCAAGGTGTGCTTGACAATTCGAACAGCCATCAACTTCTTGCCGTTGTTGCGACCGCAGCGCATCATGGAACACGCCAGACGCTCAACAATGGGGCATTGAGCTTTTCTAAAAGTCTTTCTCTGATATCTGCCGGCGGTGTGAGCAACGAAAGTAGCATCTTTGCCCTTCACAGCGATGTAATCCGCTAATGAGATGTCGGTGATTTCGACATCGTCCAGGGACCATTTGGAAAACAACTTGACTTCAGTGGCTGGTTGACCGGACATTCTTT